CTATGGTCTTCCTTTTGAAATAGATGAAACTATTTCAATGGAAGGAGTAAAGGATTATATGGCGTCTATTTGTTCTCATTCTCCAAGAGATTATCAAGTAGAGGGAGTATACGAATCTCTAAAATATAATAGAAAATTATTGATAAGTCCCACTGCGAGTGGAAAATCTCTGATGATTTATTCAGTCTTAAGATACTTTGTTGATAAAGGACAAAAAATTCTTTTAGTTGTTCCAACGACATCTCTTGTAGAGCAAATGTATAAGGATTTTCAGGATTATGGTTGGGATGCTGATTCATATTGTCACAGAATATATTCTGGTAGGGAAAAGACAAATGAACATTCAGTTACAATTACAACTTGGCAATCAGTATATAAACTAGAACGTTCTTTCTTTGAAGATTATGGCGTCATTATAGGAGATGAAGCACATTTATTCAAGAGTAAGTCATTGATAGAAATCATGACTAAACTTCATCATGCAAAATATAGATTTGGATTTACTGGTACTTTGGATGGAACTCAAACTCATAAGTGGGTTTTGGAGGGATTGTTTGGTCCATCATATAAAGTTACAAGAACCGCAGAGTTAATGGAACAAGGTCATCTTTCACAATTAGATATTCGTTGTCTTGTTCTTAAACATCCTCCCCAAAAATTTGAAACATATGAAGATGAAATTCAATATCTAATCACCCACGAAAGAAGAAATAAGTTTATTACAAATCTAACATTAGATTTGAAAGGAAACAGTCTTGTTTTATTTTCAAGAGTAGAAACTCATGGAGCAATACTTTTTGACTTAATAAATACTAATAAGCGAAATGATCGTAAAGTATTCTTTATTCATGGTGGAGTGGATACTGAAGAAAGAGAGATGGTGAGAGAAATCACCGAAAAAGAAAATAATGCTATTATTGTTGCCTCTTACGGAACTTTCAGTACTGGAATTAATATTCGCAACTTACATAATATTGTCTTTGCTTCGCCAAGTAAATCAAGAATAAGAAACTTACAATCAATTGGTAGAGTGCTTAGAAAAGGAAAAAATAAGACCAAAGCAACTCTATATGATATCTCAGATGATTGTACTTATAACTCAAGAAAAAATTATACACTAAATCATCTTATTGAAAGAATTAAAATTTACAATGAAGAGCAGTTCAATTACGAAATACTTACTATAAACCTAAAGAAAGATGGAAATTGAAGAAGATTTTTATGCAACAGTTAAATTAAAATCAGGAGAGGAAATATTTGCTAAAGTTGCTGCTTCTGAAGAAGTAGATAAAACTATGCTTATAGTTTCAAATCCCATTATTGTTTCTGAAATTAAAGGCAGAAGTGGTGTTGCTGGATATAAAATAGAACCCTGGTTAAAAACAACCACTGATGATATGTTCATTTTAAATCTGGAAGATGTTTTAACTCTTTCAGAATCCTCTGATATTGAAATGATTATGATGTATCAATCTTATGTACGTCAATCTTTCAAAGAAAAAGGAAATCAATCTAGACTTAATCGTAGAATGGGTTATATCTCAAATATCAATGATGCTAAAGATCTCTTAGAGAAGCTCTATAATCTATAAGACCATTCATTCAACCCTCACAAAGGTATTATATCAACATTTAGACCCCTTGTCAACTATTCGTTTGGGTGCTATAATTGATATATAATGATGATGAAAACTAATGATAACAACTTCAGTCATGACCAAAAGAAAAAGGTCACAGCATTACGTCAACAACAAAGAGTTTCTTGCAGCACTGATCAAATATCGTGAGGATGTGGATATTGCTCGCATTAATGATAAGCAAAAACCACAGATACCTCGTTATATTGGAGACTGCTTCTTAAAGATTGCAAATCATCTATCATTCAAACCGAACTTTGTCAACTATATGTTTAAGGAAGATATGATTTCCGATGGTATTGAGAATTGTGTACAGTACATTCACAATTTTAATCCAGAGAAGTCACAGAATCCTTTTGCATACTTTACTCAAATCATTCACTTTGCATTTCTTCGTCGTATTCAAAGAGAAAAACGCCAGTTGGAAATCAAAAATAAAATCATTGAGAGAAGCGGGTTCAGTGAAGTGTTTGGAGACGACAACACTATTGACGGATCCAACTACAGCGACTATAATTCCATTAAGGATGCAATTCATAGTAAGTTGAGGTATTGATACCGTTTCTAATTCCAAAATGTTATAAATAATTGTATTATTGTGGAGTTAGAGTAAGAATGACTAAACCAAAATATACACCAGAAGAAAGAAAACTGGTAATGGCAGAAAATTTAAAAAAAAATAGAGAAAGGGCAGAGGCAAAAGGATATACTCAAAAAAGTGCTGCTCGTGAAGAGGCAATTAAGAACGGTGAAAAAACTTATATTGGTTCTGCTGCTTGTAAACACTGCGGTAGTTATGAAAAGTATGTTAGTAATTGGGCGTGTTCTCCATGTACCATCAAAAGGGGACTTGAGAAACTGAATAATGAAGAGTTAATGAAACCTTATAGGACGAAAGAAAAGAAAAGAAAATGCGTTGATGCTTGGAGAAAAGAAAATCCAGAAAAATATAAAAAACAATGTAGAAGATACCCAGAAAAAAATAATGAAAGAGCAGCAAAGAGAAGAGCGTCAGTAAAAAATCAAACACCAGATTTAACACAAGATCAGGTAAAGAAAATATTGACTATCTACGAAGACTGTAGTATGATATCCAAAGAAACTGGTGTTCCGCATGAAGTTGACCATATTATCCCCATATGTAAAGGTGGATTACATCATCCAGATAATCTGCAAATTTTAACTATGAAAGAAAATCGTAGCAAAGGTGTTAAATGAAAATCGGAATTCTGACGGACAGTCATTTTGGCGCGAGGAAAGGTTCAAAACTTTTTCATGATTACTTTGAACTCTTTTATAAGAATGTATTTTTTCCGACGCTGGAACAGTACGGAATTACTACAGTCATTCATATGGGAGATGCATTTGATAGTCGCAAATCAATTGATTATCAAAGTTTAGAATGGGCAAAAAGAGTTGTATTTGAACCTCTCTCTAATTATGATGTTCATATGATAGTGGGAAATCATGACTCCTATTATAAGAATACAAACAATACAAATTCCCCACAACTTCTTCTTAAGGATTATACTAACGTTAAAACTTATTCATCTCCAACAGAGATAAAAGTTGATAATCTTAATATTCTTCTACTTCCGTGGATTTGTATGGAGAATGAAGAACAATCACTCAAGATGATTAAGAAGAGCAAGGCAAAAGTTATAATGGGGCATCTTGAACTTCAAGGATTCAGAGTAAATCGTTCGCTTGTAATGGAACATGGACTGGAAGCAAATCTTTTTAAAAACTTCAAAAAGGTATTTTCTGGTCATTACCACACTCGTTCTGATAATGGAACTGTATTCTATACGGGAAATCCTTATGAGATGTATTGGAACGATGTGAATGATCCTCGTGGATTTACTATCTTTGATACTGAAACTTTAGATCATTTTTATATTGATAATCCATACAAAATGTTTTATAACATTTATTATGAGGATACTGATCATCAGTTATTTGATATTCGGCAATATGAAAATAAAATTGTAAAAGTCATTGTCCGTAAGAAAACTGATGTAAAACAGTTTGAAAAATTTGTTGATAAACTTTATTCTTCAAATGTTGCAGAACTAAAAATCATTGAAAATTTTGAAATTCAAGAATTTGAAAACTTTGAGGCATTTGAATCAGAAGATACCATATCTATCCTGAATAGATATATTGAAGAGGCAGAAGTAAATCTTGATAAATCTATAGTTCAAAAATTACTACAAGATGTTTATCAAGAGGCATGTGAACTAGTTTAAAATGTTTATTCTAACCATTAATGGACGAGAATCTGAAGGTGCATATTCGGTCACGGATGATGACGGAGATCAAGTTCTTTATCTTTTTTCAGAAGAAGATGATGCCACAAGATATGCTATGATGATGGAGGAAAATGATTACCCAGAAATGCATGTGATTGAAATTGAAGACGAAGTGATGTTAAAAATTTGTGAAGCGCATGGATATCAATACACTCTTATTACTCCTGATGACATTGTAATTCCCCCTGATTCTGATTATGATTATTTTTAAAACTATACGATGGAAAAATCTATTATCCACCGGCAATCAATATACCGAAGTTGACTTTACTAAAAACTCTACAAATTTGATTGTTGGTACAAATGGTGCCGGTAAAAGTACTATTTTAGATGCTCTATGTTTCTCTCTATTTGGTAAACCATTCCGCAAAATTAATAAACCACAATTAGTTAATACAATCAATGAAAAAGATTGTAGAGTTGAAGTAGAATTTTCTATTGGAACAACTGAATGGAAAGTCGTAAGAGGAATTAAACCAGCAGTTTTTGAAATCTATAAGAACGATTCTGTATTGGATCAATCTTCTGCGGCACTAGATCAGCAAAAATGGTTAGAACAAAATGTTCTGAAAATGAACTATAAGTCTTTTACTCAAATTGTAATATTGGGTAGTAGTACTTTTGTTCCTTTTATGCAACTTCCTGCTTCTCATCGTAGAGAAGTGATTGAAGATTTGTTGGACATTAAGATCTTTTCATCTATGAATGTGATTGTTAAGGATAAGATTCGTCAAATTCGTGAAGAAGTCAAAACTTTGGATCTTAAAAAAGAATCCTTGATGGATAAAGTCCAAATGCAAAAGGACTTCATTGAAAAATTGGAGAATCGTGGAAAGGGAAATATTAAAGATAAAGAAGATTCAATTGCATCCCTAACCGAAGAAGTAGGACTTTTGATGGACGAAAATTCATCTTTAGAAGAACCTCTTCGGGAGAACATTAGTAGACAAGATCAAATAACTGGTTATGCAGAAAAACTTCGTAAGTTAGGGAACCTCAAAGGAAAAATCTCACAAAAAGTATCTACGATTACCAAAGAGCATAAGTTTTTTAAAGAGAATACGGTTTGTCCTACTTGCACACAGGAGATTGGTGAGGAGTTTAGAATAAATAGGATTAATGACGCTCAATCTAAAGCAAAAGAGTTGCAATCCGGTTATAAAGAACTGGAGGAGGCAATTAAAGAGGAAGAAGAGCGAGAGCGTCAATTTCTCAATCTTTCCAAGGAGATTTCAAAACTAACAAATGGCATTTCACAAAACAATATTAAGATTTCTGGATGTCAGAAGCAAATCAGAAATCTTGAATCTGAAATTCAAACTATTACCAACCAACTTGAAAACAGAAATACTGAACACGAAAAGTTAGAACAGTTTAGAGACAATCTCCAAAATACATACGAAGAACTCTCAACCAAAAAAGACTCAATAAACTATTACGATTTTACATATAGTTTGCTTAAAGACGGTGGAGTAAAATCTAAAATTATCAAAAAGTATCTACCTTTGATTAATCAGCAAGTCAATCGTTATTTGCAAATGATGGACTTCTATATCAACTTTGAGTTTGATGCCGAATTTAATGAATATATAAAATCTCCAATTCACG